AGTCTACTGTAGTAGGAGATATTACTAACTCTGATTATTTCGGAGAGATCAGTGGTCAAGGCGATACCGTTAAGATCATTAAAGAACCTGAGATTTCAGTCTCAGAATATGCGCGTGGCACAAATGTCACAGCACAAGATTTGCAAGATGAAGACTTTTCATTAGTTATTGACAAGGCCAATTACTATGCCTTTAAAATGGACGATATTGAAGAGGCTCATAGTCATATCAATTTTATGGATCTTGCAAGCAATCGTGCAGCGTATCGTTTGTCTGACCAGTATGACCAAGAAGTTCTTGGATATATGTCTGGTTATGCACAAAGTTCTCTGCATAGTAAAGCAAGTGCTCTTAACACAACTGTTAATGGTACTAAAGCTGTAGCTACTGCAGGTTCAAACGAACTGCTTTCTTCAATGCAGCTTCATAAAGGTGACTTCGGTAACATTACGACAACATCTGCTGGTACTCATTCAATTCCAGTAACTGCTCGTATGCCTGGGGCTACATCACTGCCAACAGCAACAGTTTCTCCTGCGATGATTGTTTCACGCATGAAACGTTTGCTTGACCAACAGCAAGTTGATTCACAAAATCGCTGGCTTGTAGTTGATCCAGTGTTTATGGAAATTCTTGCCGATGAAGATTCACGTTTTATGAACGCTGATTTTGGTGAGTCAGGTGGACTACGTAATGGTCTAACTATTAATAACTTCCACGGTTTCCGTGTCTATACATCTTCCAATCTACCTGCCCTTGGCACTGGACCTGGAACATCAGGCACAGCTAATCAATTAACAAACCTTGGTGTTATTGTTGCTGGACATGATTCTGCTGTTGCAACTGCGGAGCAAATCAATAAGACAGAAACATATCGTGATCAAGACAGCTTTGCTGACATTGTTCGTGGTATGCATCTATACGGCAGAAAGATACTTCGTCCAGAAGCTATCGTTACTGCTCGTTATAACGCAGCATAAGGGAGGATATAACTTATGGCTACTTTTGATATGACTCTCGCATCTACTGCTGGTGTTGGCGCAGACGTTCTTCCTGTTCACACTAATGTAGGTAACACAGTACGCACTCTTGAAGCAATCTTAGATATTGATGCTATGATTACTGCAGGAGCTACGCTTGCTAATGGTGACATCTTTCAACTACTAGAAGTACCTGCTGAATCCTTTGTGATTGCTGCTGGTGCTGAAATTATGAAGTCTTTTACTGCAAGTTGTACTTGTAATATTGACTTTGGTGGTGGTGATGACATCATTGATGGTGCGGCACTTGATGCTGCTGCAGGTACATACCTTGCAAAAGGTTCTAATGGTGAAGCTAACCTTGTTAATACAGGTTCGGCTTCTACATATGCTGCAGAAGCTCTAGCTCTTGTTGGTGCTGCAGATACCATTGATGTAACAATTGCTGGTGCTGATCCTGCAACTGGACGCTTACGTGTCTATTGTGTAGTGGTTGACGTTTCTGCCGCAATGACAGAAGCTGCAGTTGCTCAACGTGACTTAATTTAAAATAACTTTAGGGGCTGGTATAGACTGGCCCCTTTAGCTTATCTAAAGGAAACATAATGGCACTTACATTTTTATCATTAACTAATGATGTTATAACAAGAATGAATGAAGTATCTCTTACCTCTAGTGATTTTGCAAATGCTAGAGGAGTACAAGTGCAATGTAAAAATGCTGTTAATGAAGCTATTAGATATATTAATCAAAGAGAGTTTGGTTATTCTTTTAATCATGCTACTAATAGTTCTACACTTACTGCTGGTGTAGTACGATACTCTTTACCTACAAGTACAAAGTCTGTAGATTACAGTACAGCTAGAATTAAAAAAGATACAGATGTAAACGCATCTGGTAACAATTTAAAAACATTAAATTATAATGAGTACATTCAAAAAGAATATGCGACACAAGAAGATGAAGTTGTATCTACAACACTTAATGGTTCTCATTCTAGTTCTGTAGCAACCTTAACGTTAACGTCCACTACAGGACTTGATACATCTGGTACTGTACACATTGGCGGTGAACAAGTTACATATACAGCTATATCAGGTAATGATATTACAGGGTGCACTCGTGGTGCTAATAGTACTACTGCAGCTACACATAGTAGTGGAGTAACTGTAACACAGTTTGAAAATGGTGGGATACCACAGTTTATAGTACGTTCACCCGATAATAATTATTTATTGTATCCTTTACCTGATAAACAATACACATTAGTTTTTGATTATTTTACATTTCCTAGTGACTTAGATGCACATGGAGATACTACTACTATACCCGAAAGATTTGCTCCTGTAATTGTAGATGGTGCTTCTGCTTTTGTATATCAATATCGTGGAGAAGGACAGCAATATCAAATAACGTTTGATAGATTCCAACAAGGAATTAAAAATATGCAAAGTCTTCTTATTAATAAATATGAATATGTTAGATCTACTTATATTGAAAGATCAACAGGCTATGGTAATACTTTGATGGGAACTATTTCTTAATGCCTGATAATGCTCAATTACAACCTGTTGCATTTAATTGTCAAGGTGGATTAGTTCTTAACCGTTCTAGTTTCTTAATGGACCCAGGACAAGCATTAGAGTTAGAAAACTTTGAACCTGATATTCAGGGTGGATATAGAAGAATAAACGGTTATACTAAATACGTTAATCAAGTAATACCTATTACAAACACTACTGCTGAAGAACCTTTAATGACTGCTTCTTTTGACAATAGAGTATTAGCAGCTAGGGGTGAAAGAATATATTCTTCTTCATCAACACAGTTAGCTATTCGTGTTGAATCAAGTACAAGTATGTCTGGTGCAGGTGCTTTAACTGTAGATTCTACTACAGGTTTTGCTACTAGTGGTACTCTTCAAATTGATGATGAAAAGTTTACGTACACAGGAGTTACTTCAAACTCTTTTACTGGTGTAACTAGAGCTACTTCAAGCACTACTGCTGCTGCACATACTACAAATAGCTCTGTGTCAATAGATTGGACACAAATAGATACAGGTAGAACAGGTGCTCTTAAATACCATTTTGAAAGATTTAACTTTGACGGTAACGAAAAGATTATTTTTGTAGATCAAGTTAATGCTCCTGTAGTTTTTAATACTTCTTTATCTGCCACAGATGTTAGTGATAGTAGCGTAACAGGTGCTACTGTAGTAGCTGCATATAGAAATCATATGTTTTATGCAGGTAAATCTACTACACCACAAGAAGTAATATTTAGTGAACCTCTTAATGAAGATGGATTTAATACAGGTAATGGTGCAGGTAGCGTTAAGGTAGATGATACTGTTGTTGCATTAAAAGTTTTTCGTAATAGTTTATTTATTTTTTGTGAAAATAGAATATTTAAATTAACAGGTTCTTCTAGTTCTGATTTTGTTGTAGAACCTGTTACTAGAAGTATTGGGTGTATTAATAGTTTTACTGTACAAGAATTTGCAGGTGATTTAATATTTCTTGGCCCTGATGGTTTACGTACTATTGCTGCTACAGAACGTATTGGCGATACAGAGCTAGGAACAATTAGTAAAAATATACAATCTATTTTTGATGAACAAATTAGTAGCTCAGTAGATTTTGATAGTGTAGTTATTCCAGATAAAACTCAATATAGAATATTTTTTAATAGGACAGGTCAATCTGCTGAACTTTCTAAGGGAGCTACTTGTGTTTTAAAAAAAGAAGGTTTTGAGTTTTCAGAACTTAAAGGTTTTAAAACTACATGTACAGATACTTTTGTAGAAACAGGTGATGTTATTGTTTTACATGGAGACATTAATGGATTTATACAACGACAAGAAATAGGAAGTACCTTTGATGGAACAACTATAAAAGGTAAATACAGAGGGCCAGACATGGTGTTTGGCGATTCTGGCATACGTAAACATATGCAAAAAGTTATTATTAACTACAGACCTGAAGGAAGTGTTGACGCTGATTTAATTGTACGTTATGATAATGAAGATAAAAACTCAGCTAGGCCAGCAGTCTATCCTTTTTCTACAGTAAATTTATCTGCAGCATATGGAACAGCAGTTTATAGTACAACCTCTAGTACAACACAATTTATATATGGTGGTGGTCAAGATCCTTTAGATAGAAAAGCTGTTGAAGGATCAGGTTTTTCTGTAATACTTAAAGTTGAAGATGATGGAGAAAGTAACCCATACTCCTTAAAAGGGTTTCAACTAGAATATCAATTAGGAGCTAGACGTTAAATGGGTGCTACATACACAAGACAATCAACTTACGCAGATGGAGATACCATTACTGCAGCACACACTAATGATGAATTTGATCAGCTATTAGCTGCATTTGCAGCAAGTACAGGGCATACACATGACGGTACTACAGGTGAAGGTGGCCCCATTAGTACAATGGCTGGTCACGCTTTAACGTTTGGTCAAGGCACTGCAGGTACAGATATTGTTATTACGTTTGACGGTGAAACAAATGACGGTGTTTTAAAATGGATGGAAGATGAAGATTACTTTGAATTTTCTGATGACATTCTTATTGCAACTTCAGAAAAAATACAGTTTCGTGATACTGCTATATATATTAATTCTAGTGCTGATGGTCAACTTGATCTTGTAGCTGATACAGAAATACAAATTGCTGCTACTACTATTGACATAAATGGTCTTGTTGATATATCAGGTAACTTGTCTGTGGGTGGTAACTTAGATGTTACAGGAACGTTTGACCTTAGTGACTCAAACTTTACTAATGCTGGTGACATACAATTAGATAGCATATCTGGTGATAGTGATACAAACACAAGTATAGCATTTAGTGGTTCAGATGTAATTACAATTACTACTGGCGGTGAAACACTGATTACATTTAACAATGGCTCTATACTTCCTACAACAGATAATGACGTAGATTTAGGTTCTAGTTCATTGGAATTTAAAGATATATACATAGATGGTACAGCATACTTAGATGCTATTAATTTTAATGGTACAGCTATTTCAGCAACTGCTGCTGAACTTAATATTATGGATGGCGTAACTAGTACTGCTGCTGAATTAAACATTTTAGATGGTGTAACAGCTACTGCAGCAGAGTTAAATATTCTTGATGTAAGTAATACTACTATAGGAGATTTATCAGAAATTAGTACGGTAGCCAACGATGATGTATTTCTTGCTGTTGATACTTCTGGTGGTGGCCTTAAAAAAATAACAAGGTCAAATATAGTTTCAGGACTTGCTACATCTTCTGCTTTATCTAATGTAGTAGAAGACACATCTCCACAACTAGGTGGTAATTTAGACCTTAATGGTTCTGACATTGTTACTACCTCTAATGCAACTCTTGATCTAGCTCCTAATGGAACAGGTACAGTTGTTGTAAGGGGTAACACTAATTCAGGTGCCGTTGTATTTAACTGTGAAAGTAACAGCCACGGTCAAAAGGTATATGGTCAACCACACTCAGCAGGTGTTACAAACACTTTAATGTTACCTGCAGGTGCTAACTCAACTCTTGTGTCACTTGTGTCAACAGATACACTAACTAATAAAACACTTACTGCACCTAAAATAGCTGATGGTGGATTTCTAGCTGATGCTAATGGTAATGAACTTGTAGTATTTCAAACAACAAGCTCTGCCGTAAATCAATTAGAGATAACTAATAATGCTAGTGGTAGTAATCCTATACTTGCAGCTACAGGTGGTGATACTAATATAGGCATTGCACTTACGCCTAAAGGTACAGGCGAGATTGTAATAGGTGCAGGTAATTTAAACTATGGTGGTACAGCAGTTACAGCCACAGGTGCTGAACTTAACATTCTTGACGGTGTAACATCTACCGCTGCCGAATTAAACATTCTTGATGGTGTAACATCTACTGCTGCAGAACTAAACATTCTTGATGGTGTAACATCTACTGCTGCTGAACTAAACATTCTTGACGGTGTAACATCTACTGCTGCAGAACTAAACTTATTAGATGGTAACACCTCTGTTGGCGGTTCAATAACAGTAGCAGATGCAGATGGTTT